CTCCTGACAGCCTGCTTGCAAAGCAGGTGCTCTACCAACTGAGCTAATTCCCCGAACAAAGACATTATAAAACCCCTTGACTAAAAAGTCAAGGGGTTTGGAGCAACCTTCCGTGGTTATTTATTTTTTCTTTCTAGGATCATTTGCTTCACCTCTTTCATAATCTGCCTTGGTGTATGGTCTGAAATCATCACGACCACCACCTTGCTTACCATAACGCTGCTGTCTTCTCTTTGCTGCTCTTTCTCTCATTGCAGCAATAGAATCTGCTTCACCAAGAATGATTTCAATCGCTTCCTCATCAATCAGATTAGCCATCATCCACTCTGCTTCTTCCAGAGTTTCTGCGTATCCTTCTACTTGGAGAAACTCAAGGACTTCATCAAAGATATCAAGTTCTTCAACATACTGAGAACGATATTTACCACCAGTTTTTTTATGAGTATCTTCAAGTTCCGCTGCTCTTGCGGCCGCATATTTTCTACTCTTTACTGGTTTGCCAATCTTTTTTTCCTTCTTTCCATCGGGAGAGCCCATCACCTGATATGGCATCTCATCAAGTTGCTCAGGAGCATAAACCTCAGCATATGCTTCCATCAAACCTCTAAGTTCCTTGCTATCCATTAGAAAATCGTTATATTCTTCTAAGGATATTTATAAAAAAAAACCCTTGCGGGTCTTAGTGTTTATTCAACTACTTGACCGATTGCATCATCAAGGTCAGCAATTACTTCACGAAGTTCAAAGATACGAGTAGGTGTCGTGGTAATATCAGCAGTGTATCCTTTTTGTGCTTCAAAAAGAACTTGACGAACTGCAGCGACAGAACGCACATCCAATTCAATAGTTACTTTACTCACAGGTCTCCCTCCTTACGATTTTCAGAACGCTCAATACTAAATGCACCCTCAGGATAACGAGCACTCAGTTTCTCAAAGTTCATTTGAATAACTTCTTCAATAGAGATATCAAGGCCAATACACGCTTGAGAAACATACCACATAATATCTCCAAGTTCTCGTTTAAGATGAAAGAGATTCTCTTGAGTCACTGGTTTACCTTGAAATACAATCTTCTTCACAATCTCAGTAAACTCACCTGCTTCTGCAGACATTCCTACAGCAGCAGTTAGCATTCGCTCAGTAGGAAATCCATTCTCACGAAGTTCCATGAGACTGTTGATAAAAGAAACATGGTCTTTACTGGGGTTTGAAGTAGTTGTATTTACAAATTCAACATACTTATTAAGATCAATAGTCATCAGAATTTAAATCCCTCAAATGATTTCTTTGGTTTTCTTTCTTCAAAATCATACTCCTCTTCTTGCTTATTGTCAAGGATATCATTCTGAGCAGACTGTTCGCAATCATAAAGTCTCATCTTTGCTCGATCAATACCAACCACAAAACGTTTGTGAATCGTAGGATCGTTGTATCGGTTCTTAAGTTGCTTCACAAGAATCTGTCCGAGTTCTTCCAGTTCTTCTGTAGAAATCAGAGCAAACATCAAGTCAGCAGTTGCAGGAAGACCGAAAGATTCTGATGTATCAGTTAGTTCCACATCAGAAGAACCATAACCTGAACGAGTTGTCTGAGTAGCACTTACGATAGGAACATTAAACTCCACAGCAAGACCACGAAGTTCTTCTGCGATTGCCTTGATGTAAGAATAAGAGTTGACAGAAAGGTTTAATTTGTATCGTGAAGATGCACAGATGTTCAGATAGTCAATAAAGATAATATCTGGACGGAAAGACTTCTTCAAAGCAAGCTCATTCAGAAGAGATTTAAAGTGTCCTGAGTGAGCAGAAGCAGTAGGGTACTCTTTGATGATCAGAGTTCCTTGAGTCTTCTTGGCAAGGTTAGTTACCTTACTCTCAAACATTTGCTTAGGCAGATCTCCAATGTCCTGAATAGGAACATTCAGGAGGTTTGCGTCAATTCGTTCAGCAATTCGCTCTTCCGCCATTTCAAGAGTGATGTAGAGAACGTTCCTGCCTTGCAATAGGACGGAAGCAGCCACATGGCACATAAAGAGACTCTTTCCGACACCTGTACCAGCCAAAGCGATATTGAGAGTCTTATTAGGTAGACCGCCTTTTGTGATCTTGTTAAAGTACTCAAGGTCGAATTCAATTTTCTCCTCCTTCTTGTGATAGGACTCATAACGTTGCTCGTAGTCTAACAGATAATCGTGACCAATATGAGTATCAAAAGATACAGCAAGAGCATCCGATAGAATACTAGGAATACTATCACGATTTTTCTTTTCATCTTTACCATCTGCAATATGGATGGATTCCATAAGTGCGATGTAGATTGCCCTATCACGACACCACTTTTCAGTGGTATCAATCAACCAGTCAAGTTCAATAGGAACATCATCAAGATTTTGAATCAGATGAACGATTTCTTTAAAGGAAGTATCGTTAATGTCTTTACGTTTCTCTACTTCAATACAAAGAACTTCTTTTGTTGCTGGTTGATTATATTGCTCAATAAAAGATAGAATCTCTTCAAATACAATCTTTTGATTAGTATCCTCAAAGTATTCTGATTTAATAAATGGTATTACTTTACGAACATAATCCTCATTATGTAATAGGTTTCTAAGAATTAGAAACTCAACCTTCTCCATGTTCTATCTCCACATAATATATGTCAGAATAATTTTTGCTTTTTGCCCTGTATCGCAATTGTCTTAAAGTCAATCCGTTAGATTCTCCACTTCTTACACATTTTGCAGCATCTTCCCACACTTTACCATAGACTGAGATGTACCTAGAATTGTAATTTTTAACAGATTTTTTTCTCTCACTTATAAGTTTAGAACTTTTCTTTGAATTAATTTTCCCAAGTTTATTCAGCAGTATACTCTGCTCTCTTTTTCTTTCTCGATACTCTTCACTTTGATGAGATTGTTTCCACTTATCAGATTTTAATCTAGCAGTTGTCAATTTATCTTGGTCTCTTTTACATCGTTTAACCTGATCTTCATATATTTTAGACAATTCTTCATCAGATAGATTTCCACCAAGAAGTTGGAAAGCATACAAATCAGAAATATTTTCATAAACTAACCAACGACGATAATGAACTTCTTGATGTAATTTCCTCGGAAGTTTTACTAAGTTAGAAGGATCATCCGTTCCACCTTCGTGTTTTGGAATGATATGATGAGTATCTATAAACATTATTGTGTGGTTACTAACCACACTTATTTATCATTTTTAGACCCATAAGAAAATTCTTTTCTAGCAATTTCATCAAGTTTTTGCATTACTTCATCAGTAAAATATTCTTCTGGATTTGCAAGGATTTGTTTCCCATAGATTTTTTTCCCATCAATTTCATATCTACCCGCAACATTTTTCCACAATCCACCAATTTCTCCCAATTCCAACAATCCATAATATCTATCAAGACCTCTTTCATCATAATACAAACGAACCTCAACCTCTTTATTTTCCTTACTCAAACGAGACTTGAGACTCTTTGCCTTGACAATATTTCCAACGATTTCTGTTCCGTCTTTCTCTTTTTTCTTTCCAAGACTAATAATACTAGAAGCAGCATACTTGAGGCCACTCCCACCACCCATTTCTTGTGCAGGAACATATGAACCAATAACTTGATATACATGGTTGGTTACTATCATTGGAATTTTTGCTTGACCTAATTTGAGTGTGAGCATTCGGAATGCACCTTTAACAAGTTGCGATTTAGTCATATCACGAACTTGCTTATCGTTAAGTGCGTCAGTGATTTCTTTCTCTGTAGAAAGCATACCCAAAGAGTCTAGCACAAACATGCATGGTTTGCGTTCTTCTAGAGGTTTCTTAAGGTACATATCTACGGCTTTGAGTGCCTTTCCACGAAACTCTTCAATAGTAACAACGTTGACAACAACCAAACGAGAAGTATCAATTCCACGGGACTCTACAAGTGACTTGGTGATAGCAGCCTCAGTATCAAAATAGAGACAATACCCATCGGGATTGGAATTAAGAAAATTCTTAACAACGGCAAGGCTGAAGAAAGTTTTTCCAGTAGAAGACTCTCCAGCAATAGCAGTAATCTTATTCCCAGATACACCACCAAATATGCTACCTGAAACCAGTGCATTAAAAATGTATGAACCCGTATCAACATAAGTCTCAGTCTCGTCTATCTCTGATGCAAGTTTAGTATAGTCATCACCAATCTCTTTTACAATATCCTTTAAGAAGTCCATCAGTTAAAAAATGAATCAAGGTTTACAGTTTTTTCTACACTCCATCCAATTGCGTCAAGAATGACTTTCATAGGCTCAAGAAATGCTTTTTCAAATTGTAAATCGTAGTCTATGTATTTGTCAATCCCAAGTTCCATAGGAAAATCTTGGATATATGAGATTACATTCTCATGAATAGAGTTTGGTTTTTTGAGATAACAGAACTTAATTTTCTCACCATTTTGAATAAGTGAATATTTATTTGTTAGATTTTCCTTCTTGATATAGTG